ACAGAGTTTATAGATACTCTTGAAACTGTAGAGGTATTAGACGAAGAAAAAAAATAACACCGCGTGATTCGATAATCTACACAATAGCCGGCCTATCGGTAGAAACTGGAATCGCGCCACAGGCTTTTATAGATATGGATCCAGAGATGTTTAGGACAATAGTCCAAGTCTTACAGGATAGAGCTAAGGAGATTAGAAATGCCAGTAAACGTCACAGGCATTAAACAACTCCAAAAGGCTATGCGCAATGTAGAGCCAGCTCTTAATAAACAAATGAGTCAAGATATTAAAGCAATAATGCTTACTGTACGAGATAAAGCACGTGGATATTTGCCTGCTCAAAATGATGTGTTAAGTGGTTGGGGCAAAGGTACTGCATCGACTGAAACTATTAATTACAGAGCATTTCCAGCCTATGATTATGCGTTAGCTAAATCAAAAGTTGCATATTCAGCAGGTCAAAACAAACGCAATAAATCAGGATATAGAGCTGCATTTTATGTTTACAACAATTCAGCACCTGGCGCAATTTTTGAAACTGCTGGCCGTATAAATAAACCAAAAGGCAAAGGATCATTAAATCCTAATGCGCCTGAACAATTTAACTCTGCTGCTGAAATGCTGACAAGTATGAAAGGTTATGGCAAGCAACGAGGCCGTGTAATTTTCCGTGCTTGGGATGAGACTAAAAACAAAGTTATCCCAGAGGTTGTAAAAGCAATTAACACTGTGGCTACTGACTTTAATAATAAAACTCAAATAAATAAGGCAGCATAATGGCCAATTTAATTGTAAGCGCAGTCAGCACCTTTGATAACAAAGGACTTAAAAAAGGCCAACAAGAAATTAGTGCATTTGACAAAACGGTTAAAAAATTAGGTAGAACTTTCGTTGGCGTATTTGGCGCTCAAAAGTTATTGGCGTTTAGCAAAAACGCAATTAAAGCATTTGCTGCAGATGAAGCTGCTGCTAAGTCTTTAGCCACACAATTACGAAACTTAGGCTATGGCTTTGCTACTACCAATGTTGAAGACTACATAGCACAATTAGAAAAAACTACTGGCGTATTGGATGATCACTTACGACCTGCATTTCAAACATTATTAACTACTACAGGCTTAGTTACTGAAAGCCAAAAAGCCTTACAAGTAGCTTTAGATACTAGCGCTGCGACTGGTATGAGTTTAGAGGCAGTCAGTTCTGCATTAGCTGCTGGATACCGTGGTCAAACTAAAGCTCTTAGATCATTAGGAGTTAATTTATCTAAGACAGCTTTAACTGCTGGCAATATGGCAACGGCATTAAAAGAAATAGGCACAGCATATTCAGGGCAGGCTGCCGCAAGGTTAGATACTTACGCTGGCAAAATGGATTTACTACAAGGAGCTGCATCTCGTGCTACTGAAACAATAGGCAAAGGGTTACTTGATTCTTTAGCTTTGTTATCTAAAGACAATTCAATACAAGGTGCAGCAGATGATATGGAAGATTTTGCAGTATCTATTTCAGATGCTACTTATGGAATGGCTGCATTATTAAAGAAAATTGATAAATTAACAGGGTTAGACAAAGTCAGTATTGATACATTATTTACTATTGCCAATCCAGCATTAGGATTACTAGGAAACTTTGGAGCATCTCAAAGACCTAATACCGGTAGATCAGGTAGAACGTATCAAGGTGGGCAAACTTCTAATGATCTGTATATATTACGCAAAAAAGAAGCAGATGTAATTAAAAAAGCTGCCGCTGCTAGGGCTGCCGAATTAGCATTATTAAATAAAAAGAATGAAGTAGATAAACTCAAAGATAAGTTTGATGTAGAGCGCATAGGACTAATGACTGCCCTCAATGCTGCTACCGATGAAGAGACTAAACTACGCATTAAAGCCCAGATAGCAATCCTAGACAATAACGAGGCTTTGGCTAAGAAGTATAATGCTGAGTTAGAAGCTGCTAACAGTGCTATGAAGTTGGCGCAAGAATTAACAGCTACTACAGATGCTATGGCAAAATTAAGAATAGTTACTCAGGCTGATTACACAAAACAGATGTATGCAGGCTCATCGATTTATTACAACACCTACAATGCTGCTAGCGTGCCTATGGGAACTGCAAGTGGTGGTGGCACTACAGTTGTAAACAATACTACTAACCTGCAAGTAGAAGGATCTGTAATATCACAAGATGCTGTGTTAAGCACAGTGCAAGAAGCATTACAAAGATTAAATAAGCAAGGCTCACCTATTTACGCAGCCGGACAATAACTATGGCTGTACCAGTAATTAATGCTTTTATTAATTTTAGCTCTGGGCCTTCTTTTGCACAGGCTTTTATATTAGATCAAGGCATATTAGGAACAAATATATTAGCCGATTCTGCCAATATAATTGTTGATGTATCTAATCAAGTAGATTCAGTTAGGACTGCTAGAGGTCGTAACGTATTAGCAGATCAATTTCAGACTGGCACACTTACTTTACGCATAGTAGATCAGAATGGTGATTTCAACCCACAGAATCCAACAGGCCCATACTTTGAATTACTAACACCTATGAAAAAGGTACAAATAACTGCAACCTACTCAGGAGTAACTTATCCGATTTTCTCAGGCTTTATTACTTCTTATGTAACTGTTCAGCCTAAAGATGCAACAGATGTTGCCTATACAACCATTACAGCTGTAGATGCTTACCGCCTAGCACAGAATGCTCAGATTACAACAGTAACTGGTGCTACTGCTGGAGACCTATCAGGCACAAGAATTAATCAAATATTAGATCAAATTGATTGGCCTAATTCTATGCGTGATGTAGATGCTGGCTTAACTACTTTACAAAACGATCCAGGCACTAATAGGACTTCTTTGTCAGCCTTGCAGACTGTAGCCGATAGCGAATATGGAGCTGTATATGTTGATGCTTCCGGCTCATTTGTATTTCAAGACAGAGCAGTAACTGCCGGATCTATTGGTGCCACACCCACAGTATTTACTGATAATGGTGCAGGTATCAGATATGCCAATGCTACGTGGGTGCTCAATGACTATTTAGTATTTAATTCTGTAAGCATTACTAGATCAGGCGGTAGTGCACAATTAGCCATTAACCAGCCTTCTATTGATAAGTATTTTATACATTCCTACACACTGACAGACCTATTAATGCAAAGCGATAGCGTGGCGCTTGATTATGCTAGAGCCTATTGTGCTAGCCGTGCTGAGACCAATATCCGGTGTGATGCTATTGAACTTGATCTATACACGGCTGACTACAACGCAGGCACTATTGCAGCTCTTAGCCTAGATTTCTTTGATCCCATCACAGTAATCACCACACAGCCAGGCGGATCTACCCTGGACAAAACCCTACAGATTTTCGGAGTAGCCTTTAACATTACACCGAATAGCTTCAAAACTACCTTCACTACTATAGAGCCAGTTATTGACTCTTTAATTTTGAACAACAATATATACGGCACTTTAGACTATAATGTGCTTAGTTACTAAGGAGATATAATGGCAGCAGGATTGGGATTTAAGGATTTTACAACAGGCGAGGTATTAACCGCAGCCGATGTTGATGGCTATTTAATGCAAGGTGTGTGGGTATTTGCTAGTGCCGCTGCTAGAGATGCAGCTGTTACAGCACCACAAGAAGGTAACTTTGCTTATCTAAAAGATACAAATGTAACTACTTATTACACAGGCAGTGCTTGGGCAAACTTAGATACAACAGGTATGACAAACCCGATGACTACAACAGGCGACACAATTTACTCATCAAGCGGTTCAACGCCTGCTCGTTTAGGCATTGGTTCAACTGGACAAGTATTAACTGTTGCTGGTGGTGTGCCTACTTGGGCGACATCTGCCGCATCTGGTGGAATGACTGTTTTAGCATCAGGCACACTATCATCAGGCGGTACAACATTATCATCAATAAATCAAACATATAAGAATGTTCAATTAGTTTTAAGAGATTATTACACATCGGTTGCTAGTTCGCTTCGTATTAGATTAAATGCAGATACAGGAACAGTTTATCCATTTGTTGTAATGAGAACAACTGTTGGTGGTGGAACTGTAGCTGCTGGAAATAATGCTGGTGGCTTTACTTTTGACGATGTAAATGGTCAATTAGGAACATCAGCTGCTGGAAATCATTTGGCACTACAGTTTTTTGATTATGCAAACACAAACACTAAAACAACAGGTATAGCCAATTTTGTTTATACCAGAACTGATGCTGCTATTGCAGGTGTTACTCAAAATTGCACTTTTACTACAACAGGAGCAATAACTGAAATAAATATCGCTGCAACTAGCGGTAATCTATCTGGCACCTATATTCTTTACGGAGTAAATTAATATGACAAAAACTACAAAGCCATTAATCACAATTCACAATACCGAAACAAATGAAATCATTGAAAGAGAAATGACTGATGTTGAGTTTGCACAATATCAAATAGATCAAACCAATGAACAGGCTCGGCAAGCGGAGATCAAATCTAAAACGCAAGCCAGAATCACAGCTCAGGCTAAACTGGAAGCACTTGGTTTGACTGTTGAGGATTTACAAGCACTAGGTTTGTAATGAAACCTTGGTTAAGTGAAGCAGCAGACAGCTTAAGAGATGCCGTTACTACCTGGTATCCAGATCGGCGCACTACCAGTGATGGGTGGCTTGGCGATGCTCGTCACAGTGCCAGAAAATCTGATCATAATCCAGACAACACCGGATGTGTGCGAGCCATTGATATTGATTCTCGCCTGGATTCATCCGAAGGGCTCTCAGTATATTTGGCTGACCAAATCAGGTTATGTGCAAAAACCGATAAGCGTATATCGTACGTAATCCATAATGGAATGATCGCTAGCAAAATCCTTAATTTTAAGTGGCGTAAGTATTCAGGATATAACAAACACACAAAGCATATACACATCAGTTTTACAAAAGCAGGCGATACCGACGGAAGACCGTTTGATATCCCATTACTAGGAGGCAAGATATGAAGATCAGTAAGAAACATAAGGCAATACTAAAGTCTTACGCACGTGGCGTATTAGTATCCTTCTTAACATTTTTGGCCAGTAATGAATTAGGTTTAGATCCTGCCGTGTCTGTAATTGTTGCAGCACTTGCAGGTCCAGCAGCTAGGGCTCTAGATAAATCCGACAGTGCTTATGGCATCGGTGCTAATGACTTATGAGTCCGGCAGAATGGGCCGCCTTTGGCGCTGGCGGTTGCGCCGTGCTGAGCGCCGTGCTAGTAGGACTACGTTTTTTAGTTAAAGGCTGGCTTAATGAGTTACGTCCTAATGGTGGATCTAGTATGAAGGATCAATTAACAAGACTAGAGAAGCGTGTCGATGATCTCTTTATCTTAATTAGTAAGTCATAATTTTAATATGGCTACTAAACGCAAACCAAAAAAGAAGGTTGCACGTAGGCGCAGGACCACTAAAGAGCCTGTACTTACAAAGTTAGATTTCTGGGCAATAGCAGCTAATGAGGTTTATATGGCTTGCCGTAAGTCAGGAATGGATGAAGGCACAGCTCTAGCCTTTGCTATGGATAGATCAAGTTATCCAGACTGGATCGTAGATATTAAAGATCCTATTAAGAATCCACTTGACGATTTTGAAGAGGATGAAGATTAAGCGTTACCTTGTTATATCGGATCTACAGATCCCATTCCATCACGAGGCAGCTGTAAAAAATGTAATTAAGTTAGCACGTAGGGAGAAGTTTGATTCTGTACTGGTGGTCGGGGATGAAATTGATTTTAATACAATTAGCAAATGGGCCGAGGGCACACCTTTGGCTTATAAGCAAACCATTCACGATGACCGTGAACTTACTAAATCGATATTGTGGGATCTCAGTGAGTACAGCAAAGAGTGTCACATTATCCGTAGTAATCATACTGATCGCCTTTATAATACTTTACTAAAAGTACCTGGCTTAATCAGCTTGCCAGAGTTGCAGTACCCAAAGTTTATGGGCTTTGCCGATATGGGTATGACCTACCACAAAGAAGCATATGAGTTTGAGCCAGGCTGGATGCTAGCCCACGGCGATGAAGGCAATATGTCTCAGCACGCTGGTATTACAGCCCTTAACCTTGCTAAGAAGTGGGGTAAATCAGTATTGTGTGGCCACACCCACAGATTAGGTATGAGTGCCTATTCAGAGGGCGTAGGAAGCCATTACAGAGCCTTATATGGCGTAGAGGTAGGTAATCTAATGGATAGAAAGAAAGCCTCTTATTTACGCTATGGAAGCGCGAATTGGCAGATGGGTATTGCTATACTAGAAGCCGTAGGAAAGACACTAACACCAACGTTAGTGCCTATCTCAAAGGATGGCTCATTTACAGCTCTAGGGCGGTATTACGGGTAACATCGTTACCTAAACGTTATACAAACTACGCCCTAAATAATCCACAAAGTCATACACAGGTGCAACACTATTGCTATGCCACAAAGTATGTGAGCATAGATAGGGCTATATGACACTACAAGAAGCTGGCCTGTTATGGGTTGCAATTATGGTTGCAAGCATCTGGGCTTACGGTGTATTACAAAATGCAAAGCAAACACATTACTGGCGCGGCCGTAAAGATGGCTGGGATATGCACCGCCGGATGATTCAGAATAAAACTGATGCCGACATCAACTGAGAAGCTGTTTAATAATGCAACAGCACTTGTCCACGAACGTGGCGTCGTCTATGGCCACGCAATTTACAATATGGACAGGATCGCAAAGTCAGTTAGTGCATACATTGACTATCCAGTCTCAGCTCACGACATACCAATTATCAATATCTTGCAAAAGATTTCCAGGTTGGCCGAGAGTCCTGGACATGAAGACAGTATCGTGGACATCTGTGCATATATGGCAATCTACAAAATGTGTATCGAAGCAGAAAAAGACGATCAGTTTGAATGGCGAGTTGGTGAGTGATGGCATTTAATTTAGAAGATTATGAAACAGTCGAGAGCCGACTTGAAAAATGGTGGAAGGATTATCCAGATGGAAGAATATCAACAAAGATTGAGCAGGCCACAGACACTAGATACATTGTTAGTGCTCAATTATTTAAGACAGAAGCCGATGCGCAGGCGTACTCGACCGGCCTTGCTAGTGAGAGCGTTACTGATCGAGGGGTTAATTCTACTTCTGCACTGGAGAACTGCGAGACTTCAGCGATCGGCAGAGCGCTTGCAAATGCGGGTTATGCAGCTAAAGGCAAACGTGCATCAAGAGAAGAGATGACCAAAGTTGCATCTTTCAAACCTAAGTACGGTGCACCAGGATCTAAATCAGCTGCGATGGAGATGGCGTTACATCTTGTGGACTCACAATCTAAAGATAATAGCGATGGCTCTGTACCTGTTATGTGGTCTGTTGGTGAGAGTGTTGCTCAAATCGGTGAAGTGGTTGCTGTTGGTTTTACTTGTAGGCACGGCGATATGATCAAGAAGGAAGGCGTTGCCAAAGCCACTAAGAAGCCATACGCAGGCTATGTATGCAGTGCACCCAAAGAAGATCAGTGTGATGCTAAGTGGGCAAAACTCACAGCTGCAGGCACTTGGTATTGGCCAGATGATTCTGAGTCAGGCAAAGGAGGTGAGTAATGGGATATGTTGAAATAGTAAGAGGTGGACCTTACCTGGAGCGAATAGAGAACGACCAGGTAAAGTACATACCTTCAAGTGACTTATGTATAGCTTGTAATGATGACAGGTTAATACATAGTGGTAATTACTTAATTTGTACTCAATGCCAATGCAGGCAATAAGGATATTACCATAATGCACCCACAATTCAAATGTAATGGCTGCAAGCGTAAGACCGAGTTTCTATGGTTGGAGCAGTTGGATACGCCTGATGGATTTAAGGCATATCAATGTATGGACTGTGGCTGCGTGGGCGTAAAGAATATAGCCGAGGCTTTGCATATTCCTGACAGTGATATATGCAGATGTGATAAGTGTGGTGGATGGATGTTTAACACCGTGGCCTGCCACACTTGCCAATTGATTGGAGCAAAGTAATGCCTATTTATGAATACAGCTGTAATGAGTGT